AGGACCTTGAGCAGCACTATTGGTGGTTGAACTTACGGTAGTTGTTGTTCCTGTAACATTTAGACCATCTCCGTCTACTATGGCAGCACCACCTGCCATACCGCCAATTTCAACTTGTCCAGCTTCTGAACCATCTGCGGCAGTTGTAAGTTTAGCTTTTATTTTACCAATCGTAGTTTCATTTCCACCAGCATCATTCATTAAAAAATCAATCTGTCCACCAATATCATTATCAGCAGCGGTTCCTGAACCTCTAGTTCTTTTTAAATTTAATATTGGAGCAGCATTTGCGTTATCCGCAGCAGAAACTAAACTAGTGGTGGTTCCTGCTATATTCATACCATCTACTACAGCGCCAGCTACCATGCTTCCTAGATTAATTTGTCCGGCTTCTGAACCATCAGTAATAGTGGTTATTTGCGAATTAACTCTACCTATAACAACCTGTTCGTTAGCATCGTTTTCTTGATGAAATTCAATCTGACCACCTATGTCATTTGCTGCAGGACTATCACTTGTTCTATTAAGAATTACTTTAGGAGCAGCATTTTCATCAGCTGCGTTTGAATCTACTTGTAGTGTGGTGGCATTTGTACCACTAGCTAGTGTTACACCTGTATCAGCTACATGAGTTAAAGTTACATCAGCATCAGCACCAAAATTAATTGTGCCAGTATCTTTACCTATAAATAAATCAGGAATAGATAAATCTTGTAAAGCATCAATTACAGCAGCACCTGAACCTGCGCCATCTGAATAAACTACTTTAGTTTGTCCATTACCTATGGTTACATTTGCTCCAGAACCTTGCGATATAGCTATATTTTGTGAGCCACTAGTAGCATTTTCTATAAACCAAAGTTTACTAACCGTATTGGGTCCAATAGTAATTGTACACTCCGAATCTAGTGTACCCGTATATTTTAAAAATATAGACCTACCGGGATCAGTAGAACCATCTGCTATTGTAGTAGTATGTGTATCAGCATTAGTTGTTATGGATTCAGTGCCAAAACTAAATGCTTCTGCTATTAATTCTAAATTAGTATTGGTGGTAGCCCCCCATGTGGTTGACTGCTCACCATCTCCTATTTCTTCAAGTCTTAAATCATTTACAAACGTACTTGCCATTGTATTATCCTATGCTGCTATATCTTTCCAATTTATTGATTGTGAGTCATCTACTGCAGAATATGTTACTGACTGCGAGTCATCTACTGCAGAATATGTTACTGATTGTGAATCATTTATAGTGGACCAAGTAATTGTCTGTGAATCATTCACCACAGAATATGTTACTGATTGCGAATCATCCACTAATCCCCAAACTAAAACTCCCTGTATTGCTCCTGTAGCCGCAACACCTGTAACAACTGCGTTTGCATCAATACTAACTGTTACATTACCTACAGAACTAGTGCCAGCTAATCCGGTGACATTTACAGTCATGCCAAGTTTTATGCTAACATCGCCAACTTGTCCTGTTCCGTTTACACCTGTTACGCTTACAACAAAATCAAAACTAACAGTAACGGAACCAACAGCTCCCGTGCTTGAAACACCAGTAGTGTTTACAGTTATACCTGTTCCTTCAACAACGGTAACGGAACCAACAGCTCCTGTGCCTAAAACACCAGTGGCACTTACAGTTATACCTGTTCCTTCAACAACGGTGACAGAACCAACAGCAGAAGTACCAACTACTCCTGTAACACTAACAGATGTGTCGGTTTGTCCGTAAGGACCACTATTCCAACCACCTCTTCCGTAACCTGTTAAAACACTCACTGTATTTAAGCTATCCGTATAATTGCATTACTTGCATCAGCTGCAGGAAAAGAAACGGTAAAGTCCCCCGAACTAGATGCTTTATCACCACCAAAATTTAAAACTAATACCGAAGTATCTCCGGTAGTATCTTCGTTAAATATTAAAGCACCTCTAGCTGTAATAGTGCTACTAGAAAAAGTAGTATCAGAAAAATCAGTGATTGCTGTAGTGCCATCTAAACTAGGATCTATTCTAGTTAAAGTATTACCTTTTGCTGAGTAGCCCGTACCACTAACTTCATTACTTGTAGTGTATGCTGTAGTGCTTGCACCCAAACTAGCGCTTGAAGTATATAAGGCTAACTTAAATGTATTACCACCACTATTTAAAAAATTATGTTTGCCCTCTAATAATTCTTTTTTAAAAGAACTACACATTGCTTGTGAAATTGCCATATTAAATATCCTTTATGTTTTTAGCTATATCAGCATGTCCTTGTTGTTCTAAAATTACTTTTATTGTTGACCGTTCACTTTGCCTTACCTTATGAAAATAATCTATTAATAGAGCTTTTATGTGATCTCTATATGCAATTGCTTGTTCCCGTAAAGGCATAGGTGTATCTGCAGATATAGCTACAATTCTTTGTACTGCTAATTCTGCCCACTCTTCTGCATCCATACCTCTATTTTTTGTAGTAACTACGGTTGGAGTGCCTATGTTTGCTTCTACATTTATATTAAACAACTGCTCTTCTTCCTTGTCCTGCTCTATAAGTATCGTTACGATTTCTGTATTCTGCTAATTGTTTCAACATTAGCAACGCTTCATCATATCTTTTTTGATATGCTGCCATTACATCAGGCTCACCTTTTTCAAAAGTATAAGCCTCTAAAATACTACCGTATAATAATACTGAGTCAAAATTATCTCCTAGCCAACTTGTGCCACTAGATGCAACTGTAATTGATTCAGGGTAATAATAGTAATGTAGTTCTACTGTATAATTAGCATCAGGTGTTGGTCCTAATATTAAAGTAGTGTCATCAAACAAACCGTAATATTTAGGTAATGCTTTATTTGAAGCTGCTAATGGGTAGGCTTCTCGTATAAAGTTAACATCCTTATTGATTACATAATTATAATTACTACTACCATCTAACACAGCAAGAGAAAACGTATCTAGCCAATCGTCTGGTAAAGTTAAATACTGATTATCTGCTGTTAAAGACCCAGTTACATTCTTACGTAAATTTGCTATTTGGACTGTATTAAATATTCGCTGTTCTGCTTGTGTAATAAACACATTAATATCAGTCGTAGTAAATTCATTCTCTACGTATGATTGTATAGCTGTTTTTAAACTTGCATAATTCATAATTATTAATCTGAATTTTTACTAAATCCAGTTCCCTTAGTTGCTGCTCCAGTGCCACGAGTTTTTTGTGTTTGCGTATTAGGCATATTATTAGGGTATCCGTACATATTAGGAACCGGAACAGGTTTTGGTTGTTCTGATTCTGTTTTTACATTTGGTTCTTTCATATTAGACTCCTATGATGTTGTAACTGTAACTGAACCTATTTGCCCAGTTGCTTTTAAATCGTTTGGTGTTAGCCCATCGTTATCGTTAAACCCTACTGGTGAAAACCCCCATTGAAAAACTCTACTGCCAACATTAGTTGTAGAACTTTCAAAAGAATTATCTGGTCGTGGATTTCTTACAGCTTGAGGATCATCTACAGGATAGATACCTATAAAGTTTTGTGGATGATCTGGTTCGTAGCAAGTAGGGCATACTAAGATATTTGTTTTTTTAGCACGAATAAATATCTCTTTTAGCTGTCTTAATTTGTATCTAAACCCACATCTATCACACTCTGCAATAGTATATTTAGCTGATGCAAATTTTTGAGCCATGCTAACTCACATAATATATCTGCGGTGTTATTAATAATGACGCTTTATCACGATCTTCATCTGAAGCAAGTAACCAAGCCTCATCATACATTTGTTTTAAAACAGGTACACGTTGCTCAGAACCCGGTATCTTCATAGATAAATAATATGCTAAACCTGCAACCATACAGGGTAAAAATCTAAATGGTATATCCATCGTGTTAAATCCCTCTCCAGCATCTAAAATTCTACGTAATCTATAATATACAAGCGTATATGTAGTAGAACTATCAGGAACCGGAAAGAAAGTAACAGTAGGGTTTTGAACACCGCTTGATTCAGTAGCCCCACTTTTACGATCTATATATACCTGAGTTGGTCTACCTGTTGAATTTTTGTTGGGTATAGCAGCATAACTAGAAACAGATATCCTAGTTAGAACGAGGTCAGACTGTGTTGTGCCTGACCCTGTTCTAATAAAATGCTCTATAAGATCCACTGTATCAACTGGAAGATTGTAAGTCGAAGTGCCTGATGTTAAGGCTTGAGTTCCTTCTTCTACCGTCCATAAATTAATACCTCTATTTGCCCATTCAGCAAAAAGTAAATTTAATGAACGCCTTGCTGTTTTTAAATCATAGCCTGACCTAAGTTCGGAACCAGCTCTTTCAAAAGCCTCTTCCACCACTTCTGTTAGGTCTAAATTAAATGTCGCTGTAGATGAAGTAGTCATTTATATTACCTATACCATCCTGCCTCTAGTCTTACCCTTCCTAGCTATACCATCTATAGAAGATTTCTTCATAGCTACTTTTTTAGTGGTTTTTACCTGACCACCTTTTTTCATACCAACTTTTTTGGTAGCGCCCATCATGCCACCAGCTTTTTTACCAGCAACCTTTTTAGTAGTACCCATCATACCACCAGCCATCATGGGCTTCATTTCTTTGTCCATCATGCCGCCGCCACGCATTTTTTTCATCATGCCGCCGCCACGCATTTTCTTCATCATACCACCGCCACGCATTTTCTTCATCATACCACCGCCACGCATTCTTTTCGGTCCTACTTTTTTCATTCTAAACTCCTACGCATGAAATGCTGTCATATTTGTAAATGTAGCTGCTGTATATTGTATATACACACCATCAGGAAACACCACACCATCATCAGGCACAGTAATATCTCTTGATACCGTAGCCGAAGCTACTGTACCTAGTTTCATTAAAGCTGTTCCTGCTGGAGAAGCATTTGTAAAATTAATAACTCCTGCTGTTGCTGAATTAACAATAAATGCACCTTGTAGTCGTGAACGCCCTGCAAAAATTACATCGCCTGCAGCAGAACTCATACCTATAGATACATTAGCTGCAGGTTGTGCTGATGCTTCAGCAGCCGTTACAGTTCTAAAGTATTTAGTTCCCGCTGTAGTAGTAGCAGACCCCGGTAATGTAATGACTTCTGTTTGAGCATCCCCATTAACATCTGTCCCAGTTATAGTAACTGTTTTACCATTATCTCCAGTACCTGCTGTAGTGCATGTAATAATTCTACCAGCACTAAAAGTAGCAACTCCACCAGAAGTATCTGTGCCACCTATAGTGAAAGAAGTGTTAGGTCGTTCAGCAGCCGACACAGAGACATTATCAGCAGCGTTGTCATCTGCAGTAAAAAATACCGCTATCACATCTGACTGTGCCATATTTTACCTCACTATTTTTCTTTGATGATACCTTGTAAAACTAAAGCCTTATACTCTGCACTTCCTTTAGGTGGAAGATCTGCAGGTTTAGGTTTAGCCGCTGTCTTTTTAGGAGCAGCTTTTTGTTTCTTTTCAACCATTGTTTACTCCTTATCGGTTTTGAACCGTCATTAAGTAGTCAACAGTCATTGACTTAGTTCCTGTAGCAGAACCAGACAATTCCATTGCGCCAATAGTTAAATTTTCATCATCGGGTAAATTATCAGTGTGTGTAGCTACTAGATTTCTATTTACAAAAAACTCTACTTTACTAGTGCCGTGAACATGAAATCCAAGTGTTACATAAGTACCACTTACAATGTCTATTCCAGAGTCAGTCGTTGTAGCTGTTCCATCTTTTTCAGTAACACAATCGATATTGCTATCACCATCATCTATCTGAAATACTATTCTGTCAGCCGCAGTTAACATAGCTTCTGGATTAGTAGCAAAATTAACTGTTAAACCAACACAGACATCCATTGCATCACCTTCTGCATCAGTAATAAATAGTTTTGTTTCAAACCAGATATCACGAGTAGAAGATAGGGCGTATATCTCGTTACCTTGAATAGAAGCGCCATCGTTATCAGTGGTTGCTTGAGAAGTTAAGACTACCGCACCATTTTCAACATCTGCACCTATCGCACCTGTAGCTGAACTATCTTTAACTAGAGTCCAGTCATTTGTAGTGTCAAGAGCAATGCCAGTAAAATCATCCATGTACGTAACGTAGTCAGGATTATTTGAAGCAGGTAAATTTAAAAACCACTCTCTAGTTTTCTGAGTTCCTGCGTGTAGGATTGGACCAGTAAAATGTACTGCCATTATATTTCCTCCTTACCAAAGGTTTCGCCCTAGAGTCTTGGTAAGCGTCTGCTGGGACAGTCGCTAGGGCTAATTATTCCCAGATAAAGTAAAAGGGGTACTTATGTACCCCCTCCACAATTTATATTAGGATGATCCGGGGCTTCCGAATATACCTAATGGGTCAGATACACCAAAGGAGTATCTTTCACGAGCCTTATACCGGACGTTTCCAGTATCAAAGTCTCCATCCATGCTTGTAGTCATAGGTGTACGAACAAAATGTTTTAATCCATTTGGAATATCCGTAGTTAAAAACCAAGCATTTGTATCAGTCAAATAATGGTTTATAGAATATCCTTCTGGAATAACACCCATAGTATC